TACAAGAAAATGAAATACGGGGAATCGATATTTCCCGAGCTATATCCCCCGGAAAGGCTTGCCACGATAAGGGATTCGATGGGAAGCATAAAATTTGACAGGGAGTATATGGTCGATACGCTGGCGGTCGAGGATGCGCTGTTTCCTCCGAATATGGTGATTGAGTGCTGGGACGATAAAATAGATTTCTCGGAGAATGTGGAGGGGGCGTGCTACATAGGCTGCGATCTGGCGTACTCGACCGGCAAGGACGCGGACTACACGGTGTTTGTCGTTGTCGATAATTTGGGCGCGACGTCGGTTGTGAGGAAGATCGTCAGAATGAGGGGGGTTGCCATTCCCATCCAGAGAAGGGAGTTGATAAAATTGAGCGAAACGTTTCATCCGAAGGCGATTCTCATCGACGAGAGCTTGTTCGGATCGAACTTCATACAGGATTTGAGGATGCAGGGGCTTCGGGCCATCGGCTGCAGGTTCGATTATAAACGAAGAATCAACTATCTTTTGAATCTGAGGCGAATAATAGAGGAAAAGAAGATCATATTTCCTCACAAGCCCGGTTCGTATGCGGAGCATTTGACCGACGAGCTCTACAAGGAGCTCACGGCAATGAAGAAGGTCAAGACCCAGTCGGGAATCACGAGTTATCAGTCGAGCGCAGCTCACGACGACATGGTGATGGCGCTCGCGTTGGCGGTCAGTTCGGTTTCCGCGAAGGTGCAGGCAAAAGGCGATTTGCTGGTGGGGACCAAAAAGGGCAACGTTCCCGAGACTAAAACTTTAAATACTAAAGCGATAATAATATAATTATGAAAACGCTCGATTCTTTACGCAGGTTTTTGAAAAAACATTCCGACTCGGTCGACGTCATCAAGAACTTCATCCTGTATTCTTTGGCGTATGGTTTCGTTTTGAACGTGATACTTTCGGCATTTGTCGATTTCAGGTTCGACATCGTGAGCGTGTTCGCGTGCGGATTCTTATACTACTTTTGCTTCGAGGAATTTCCCGCACTGGTAAAGAAGTTGAGGCAGAAATAGGTGGTTGAATGCTGTTGTCGGATTTGTTTGGAGGCAAGAGGTCGTTCAGTCTGGCTTCGGCCGTTCCCAAGATTTCTCCGGTCCCGGTCGCCAAGAAAGCCACGCCCGAACTGGAGAGAATGGTTCCGGGGCAGCTGAAGGAGCTCGAGCAATGCTACACGAAAAACGGGATCATACACAATTCGATAAACGTGCTGACCCAGATCATCATGAGCGCGGGATATTCCTTGAAGGGCAGCGACGAAGCGGTTGAATATTTTTCGGAGTTTTTCAACAATGTCGGATACACGGGCGGGGAAACGAACTGGCGGAACATTCTCACCAAAACGTTTCAGTACCAGTTCATCTACGGGTTCTGTCCCTGGGAGATAATCTACGGCACGATCCAGAAGGGAAGCTTGAAAAAGAGCGCGATAGTCGATCTGGACATCATAGATCCGAAAAGATTCGACTACGCGAAGAACAGCTCGGACAGAATCGTGCTGGACGCTTACGGGAACCCGGTCGGATACACGCAATCGGTCCCGTCGATGGAAAGCGTGAACAACAAGATAACTCCTCCGCCCCAGGTTTCTCTGCAAGGCAACAAGATTTTTCTGCCTCCCGAAAGGGTCGCCCATTTCAAGCTGTACGAGGTCGGAGACGGTTTCTACGGAATCGGCTTGATCGAGCCCATTTACAAATCTTATTTGAGGCAGCTCGCGGTCGAAGACGGCTTCGCCAACGCCAGTTACAGGGTTGGCTTTCCGCTGATCGACGCGTCGGTGGGAGACGAGACCCACGACGCCACGCCGGAGCAGATAACCAAGGTCGCCGAGCAATTGAAGGACATCAACAGTTTGACCGCTTTCTCCCATCCCAGCTGGTTGAAGCTCGGGCTCTTGGAATCGAAGCAGTCCGCCAAAATAAGAAACTTTTTGGACTACTGGATGGACGTCATGATCACCGGCATGGGCATACCGAAAGCGTTTGCGACCGGGCTTGGGGAAACGACCAACCGATCCACTCTCAACAGGCAGGAATACATCTTTAAAATAAGGCTCAAGGACATAATAGAGAGAACGGTCGGAGTTCTCGAATCCAAAGTGATAAGAAGGATATCCCAGGTCAACCATGTCCCGGCCGTGAAGATACAATGGGGAGAGATTTCTTTGGAAGAGCTCGACTCGAAGATGGAGAGAATAGCGAGGTGCGCGAAGCACGGCTTGATAACTCCAAACCCTGAAACCGAAGAATACATCAGGGAGATCGAAGGCATGCCCAAAATTCGGGGAGATCGCGAATGAAAATAGTTGTGCTGGGCTCGGGTCCGACTCAATTAGTTGAAGGAAGAGGAAGAAACAGGCGCACGAATAGTTCTGTTTACATAGAAAAAGCAGGGAAGTCGTTCATAATCGATGTTACCAAGCACTTCAAGGAGCAGGTGGAAAAGAACGGCATCGAGAAGATAGACTTTTGCCTGCTCACGCACGCCCACGAGGACTGCATCGGCGGTCTTTCCGATATGGATAAATGGCTGAGCGAGCCCGTAAACGTTTACGCTCCGCCTAAGGTTCTGGCAAACGAAAGGCTGCAAAAGAAGTTCAAAAACATCGTTTTTAAACCGATAACTCCTCACCAAACGAACAAAATAATGGGATTCAAGATAATTCCGTTCAGGGTGATTCACGCGGAACCTTTTCCGACCGGCAAGAAGTTTCCCTGCTACGGATACAGAATCGACGGCTTGGTTTACGCCGAGGATATGGAATCGGTTCCGGCCGAAAACGAGCAGTATCTTAAAAACGCGGACACGATGATTCTCGACGCCGCCATTTACAATCTGGAAGAAAAGGGAGGCGAGATAGTTGCCACGGGCAAGATGCTAAGGGGGCATTTGAATGTTGCCGATTCGTTGGCATACGCTCAAATATACAATCCAGACAAATTCGTGCTGATACAAGCGGGACGCTCCTATCCCGATTATTACAAGGCCGAAAAACAGATTCAGCGATACTGGAACCAGATAAAGGGGAAATCGAGCAGCGAAATCATTTTGTCTTACGACAGCATGGTATTGTATCAGGATCACGAACTTATGCAGCAAGCGTTCGGCAGTCCGGGCGGCAAGAGCAGGGTCGCGGAAAAGTTAATCAGGATGATGCCTCAGCACAAAATTTATTGCGAACCGTTTGCGGGCGGGGCAGCCGTGTTCTGGAGAAAGAGCCCGAGCGAAGTCGAAGTTTTAAACGATCTCGATTCCGAAATCGCGTTCGCGTACAGGTTCATACAAAACACGAGCGCGGAGGAAGCTCAAAAGCTCAAGCAATACGAATGGAAAAACGACAAACCGACTTTCTTCAAGATCAAAGAATTGAAGCCGAAGAACGATATCGAAAGATTTGCCAAATTTTTGTATCTCACGAGATATTCTTATGGAATAGACAGGGAAACATACGGCTGGTTCAACAAAAAAAAGCTGCTCGGAATTTTGAGTAGATGGGATGCATTGAGGGAGAGATTAAAGAACGTGAAGATATACAATCGCGATTATAAGCCGATCATAAAGGAATTCGATTCTCCGCAAACGTTTTTCTTTGTCGATCCCCCTTATCCCGACGAGTGGGAGTTCGAAAGCGACGGTTTGAAATTTACGAAAGAAAACTTGGAGGAGCTTCGGGACATTTTGAAATCGATAAAGGGAAAGTTTCTTTTAACATTGAACAATGCCGACTGGATAAGGGATTTGTTCAAAGATTTTCGCATGAAAAAGATGCTTCATAAAAGAACATTCGCCAAGGACGACAAGCCCGAATACGAACTGGTATTCAGCAATTACGATCCCGATTCAATCGATCTGAGTCAAAGTCGCGTGGAGTTGCAGCTTTTCGAGCAGAGAGAGGGAATTTATTTACCGTCGCCTCATGCCAAATGGCTGTGGGGCGGAAAGAAATCGCTGATAATAAAAACGAGACCGTATCCCGAGATGGTAGATAAGGCTCTTTACGTTGTGGACAAGGAATTCGTTTACGGCGTCATCAGGCTTCACGCGCCAAACAGAATTACGAAGAAGCAGTTCGACGAGAGGGCAAATCTTCATTTGATCAGCGACAACGATATCGAAAAGTGGGGATGGAAAGACAAAAAGTATTTTTACGAATTCTCATTCGAATGGATCACGAAGTTTGCAACCCCTCGAAGATGGAAGTTCAAAAAGGGCACGCAAACCTTCGTAAAGGATATCGAATTTTTGAATTCGGACTATGCGCCGAAAATGAATTCGCCGACATTTGCATACTACGCGGTATACAACAAAATGCCGCCGGGAGGCTGGTTAAGCGGTCGCACAAACGGTCCGAAAAAATCGTGGAACGGTTTCAACGACATCGATATTCATATAAAGGACGAATGGCTTGAGCGACTGAACGGAATCAAGGAGATAGAAATAAGGGCAAGCGACGAGGGAAAGTCGCCCGAGAGGGTCGCTTTCATAGTATTCAGGATGGCGAACCCGGCCGACGACGACAAGGCCGAAGACATCAGCAAGGAACTGGACAAGCAGGACGGATTGTATTCCAAATGCGACATCGGCGCCGAGAACAGACCAAGAGTTGTCGTTGCGGGCAAGGTATGGTACGGCGAAAAAGGCTGGGAAAGCTGGTGGGATTCGCTTGCCGAAAAAATCGAAAGCGTATTGGAAAAATTTGAGTTTCAGAACATCGAAGCGAATTTGATACAGAACCCGGAGACTTATGACCCTCAAAAGCTGGATACCGATGTTTTGAAAGACGATTACAGGATCGTGTGCGCTCATTACAGCAAACTCAAAAGGGGCGAGAAAACGCCGTATTCGGAAGAAACCCTTGTCAATCTTGCCAAAATGATATACGAGGAGCTTAAGAAAAGGGGCATCGAGTTTCACCCGGAAACCTACAAGAAATGGTCGCTGGATTTGTATAAGCGAATAACCGGGAAAAAAGAGATGATACACAAGAAAGTTGACTTGACGAATCTCGATTTTCTGGACGCATTCAAGGATTTCAAGATAGTCAAGGATTGCATTTCCCTGGTCGGTTCTACCGTGAAAAGGCCGAAAGGGCACATACCGAACGACGTGGACTTGCAGATCAGATTGCGAGCGGAGAAGAACTCGTATATAAGAAGGGCGATCGAGGTCAGGCTGCTGAAAATGCTCGAAGAAAACGGCTATGTCGAATTGATACCGAAAATTCACATGATATGGGGAGATTCGGAAGGCAGCCACGACTCGTTCATTCCGCTTTACGATTTGAAACTGGAGCGCATCAAACCGACCAAAATAGTGGAAATGAACGAAATAATTCTCGGAGACTCGGTTCGGCTGTTCGAGCCTTATCTTCCTCAAAAACCCTTCGGTTCGGCTTACTATAAAATCGATGACATAATGGCAAAGATAAGGAACGATGTCGAATATTCCGTAGAAAAAAAGATAAACGGATTTCATGTGTGCTGCCACAAGAAGGGAAGCGAAGTGAAGATATTTTCGGAGCAAAAAAAAGAGCTAACATTTGCGTTCCCGACTTTGTGCGATGCGATATCGAAGATGAGCGATGGCAATTTCATAGTGGACGGGGAAATAGTTCCTTTCGATGACGGCAAGCAGCTTGGAAGAAACGCATTGATGAAATTCATAGGAGCAATCGAAAGCGGAAAAAAAGTGGACGACAAAAACATCAAAATAGTCATATGGGACATCGTTTATTTCGATAACGATATCACGAACCTGAGCTTGCGTGAGCGCATCAAATATTTGAATAAATTGAATTTCGGTCCCAGGACCCTGCTCATCCAGAGAAAGTTTGCGAAAGGGGTCGATGAAGTTGAAAAAGCGATAAAGTGGGCAAAGGATTTGCCTTACTCGGAAGGGGCCGTGATCAAAGATCTGTCGGCGAAATACCATTTCGGAGAGCATAGGTCGTGGTTGAAGTATCGCAATCTTGTCGATATAGACGCGGTAATACTGGAACGCATTCCAAAGGAAAAGAATCTTTACAACTATCTCGTGGGAGTTTATTTAAGAGAAAAAGATTCTGGCATCAATCCCGACAAGATAACCGAATTCAAAGGAAAAAAGGTGCTGGTTTTGGGCAAAACATTCAATACGTCCGAAAAATACGAAGTCGGAGACATATTGAGCATCTTGGTCGAGGAAGTCTGGAGGCACGAATCGGACAAAGGCAGATGGTATTCGATACATAAGCCGAGAGTCAATCATATCACGGAAAAAAAGGAAACTTCGACAATAGACGAACTCGAGGACATAGTCACTTCGATTGGCGTTGCGGTGAAACACGAAGAATTGAAAAAAGAGCCGGAGGAAGCCAAAGAAGTCAAAATAATCAGGGACTTTCCGAAGAGGATGCAGAGGAATTTCAAAAAAATCATGAACAACAAACTGTGGATGCCCTATGTCATACACTTGCACAGCATAGGGCGCAAGACGCACCGGGATGTCAGATTGTTTGTTCCCGACAAGATAACCCACAAAGTTTTGACATACGACGATGCGCTGGCATTGTTCAAGAAGGGCGATCTTAAAGGATGTCTCGAAGGAATAACGTTGTTCACTCCCGCAACGATAGAAGAATCGAACTATGCCGACAGTTCGCATGTCAGAGGAACGATTAAGCTGACCGAGCCGGTGGATTGGCTGTTCTTTGACGGGGTTACCCATAGAATCGGCACGGCTAAAACGCATTATCCCGGAGTGTTCATCATAATTTCCAGAGGCGTATACACCATCCACGAAGTAACGGATCATAAAATAAGAATAGAGTTCAGATCGGACAAGGGCGATGTTAACCTGAAGCCCTTGCAAATGGCGAAAAAAGAGGGAGCTCCAACATTGATTAAACCGCCCAAAAAGCTGATCGATATGACGGGCGAATATTCGTTCCACATCGCTCATATCGGGCCTCAAACTTGGATAATGCTTTTTGACAAAATCAAAAAAGCCGGTCAGCCGGTAAAAGTCACGGGCAAGATATTGAAGCAGATAATCGAGCTCACGGCAAAAAACGAGTCCAGAAGAAGCATCAGTCTGGCGACCGGATTGTCAAAAAACACCGTTTATCGGTATCAAAAGGTTCTCAAACTCATTTGAAAGTGTAATAATTAATATATAAGTTCGATAATCTAATAACTAAATTATGGATTCTAAAATCAAAAATACCAGATTTGAATTCAAAAATATAAATGGTGTGAAAACATTGGTTATCAAAGACTGCAAACTGATGAGCCCGGGTATATGGAACAACCTTTATTATGACAGCGAGACTATCAGGCAAGGATACATAAATACCGATTGGGACGATGAAACGAATACTTATCTTTATTGGGATCACAACGATGACGCCGCATGGCAATGGGCGGGAATGGCTAAAAACATTCGCATAGAAAAAAACAACCTGGTCGGAGATTTATACGTGGTTGACGACAAAGCCCAGAAATCGCTACTGGTTGGCGTAAAGTGGGGCATCAGCCCGAAAATAGTGGGGAGGCAGGTTGGCAACAGCGTCAGAGACATAGTGTATAAGAATTTCTCGTTCGTCACCAATCCCGCATGCAAAACCACTTATCTCAATCGAAGCAATGCTTCGGATGGCGGCAAGTTTTTGTTTCCCAACCAATTTTATACTCTTAATGAGAGCGGAACCAGCGTAGCTGATTCCGTTGATTCACGAGTGAAAGGTGAGTCTATGGCAGATGAAGAAAAGCAGCCGGAAAACAAACCGGAAAATGATGAACCAGCAAAAGCAGAGTCTTCGGAAGAGCAAAATTCTTCGGAAGAACAAAACAAAGACCAAAAAGAGGAAAACCTCGAAGAAAAAATAACGCTGACAAAGCAGGAGCTCGAGGAAATAATAGCGAAATCCGTCGAGCAGGCATTGAAAAAGAAAAAGTATCCTTATCCTGAAACCGAAAAGGCAAAAGAGAAAGACAAAAAGTATCCGTATCCTGAAGACGAAGAAATGAAAAAGAAGAAATATCCTTATCCTGAAAAACTAACCGAACAGGAAATGAAGGCTATTTCAAAACAGGATCTTGAGGAAGCGAAGGAAAAAGAACTGAGCGAATACACCGAATTCATCAAGAAATTCCTCAAAAAGAACCCAGGAAAGACGATATCGGACGCGGCCAAGGCATGGAAAAAGGAAAAATCCATGACTGCGGAAGAAAAATTGTCCGAACTAAGAGAAGAAATCGAGGCATTGAAAGCCGAGAAATTCGAACTATCGGCAAAGCCTGAAAGACTCAGCGTTAAGGCAGAATTAAACGAGGAGAAAATCGAAGACGTTGACGAAGCTATGGCTCAGTTCATACAGAAAAACTTTTTGGGATTGCCAATCGGGTGATTTAAATGGAAAATGGAATAACATATAAATTGTCGATGGTACCGCGAATGGATAAACTTGGCTTCAAGACATTCGAACTGGCAAGCACAGTAACTACCGTATCCAGCGTTCAGGGTAGCGCGGGAACCAACATCTACGGTCTTACTCCGGCGATTTATGCCAAAAAGGCCGTTGATGCTGCGAGAGAGAGATTAAGATTCTTGGACGTGGTTACCCAAGTTCAGTTAGCAGAGGGGGCAAAGGATTACTTCATGGCTAAAAGAAAGAAATACTTAGCGGATTCAAGTTGGGAAACAAGTTCAGAGGAATATTCGGCGGGCAACGAGATTTCATGGACACAGATAAATACCGCCGATTCGGTTCAGTTCACGCCAACATACTACAACTACGGCGTCGCAATTTCCAACAAAGCAATAATGACCAATGCGCTGGATCAAGTGACGTACTGTAGAGAGGAGCTGGCTTACAAATACGAAAACTCCGTCGATAGCGCGATCAGAGACGCATTGCTCGGAACATTTAAAACGGATGCGAGCGGAGAAGACGCATCCGAACCAACGCCAATGAGCAATACCGTGAACGGCGCGCAAACGATATTTGGCGGAGACGCGACGAATGCAGACGATTCTCTGGATGCCGACGACACTCTGACAACGAGCATGATTGCGAAAGCAATTAGATTGCTGACTTCCAATCACGGTTACTATTGGAGCAGCAATACATTCACCAAATCAGCGGTAACCAAAAATGCTTGGGAACCAACACCGGACGAACCGTTTGTCTTATTCATAGCGCCTGAGCAAAGACAAGCGTTGCAAGACGATTCTCAGTTTGTCAACGCATCGGAATACGGTTCGGACGAAGTGGTGCTACACGGAGAGATAGGACAGTACTTGGGAGTTAAAGTGGTATGCACCTCAAAAGTTCCAGCATTTTCAAGTGCGGGCGTAATAAGAGTGCAAGGAGCAAATGTTAGCACCGATGTTAACGGTCACATTTGCGGACTGGTAAAAGCAAAGAAATGCGGAGCAATAGTTTGGGGACGACAAGCAACGGTAAAAGTGTTTGACTGGCCTAATGCAGACCAAATAAGAATGAAACTCAGTCTCGCATACGAGGCCAAGGCGGTTCATCCAGACGCGATTGTCCGGCTCGTAGTATCTGACGGGTAGGATTTAATTTTTTGGTTGGAAACGGCATTTTTTTTAGTTTCCATTATAATTTAGTTAGGGGACTCGTCAGAGTCCCAATCCGCGGCCGCAGTTGATAAACTCGGCTCGCGGTGGTAACTAAATTTTTATTTTGTTACCTAAATTTTCACGAGCGAGGTGAATAATTTAAATGTCAAGACGATTTGGCTGGCACAGCGGAACGCTGTATTGCCGAGATATCAAAGCGCAAGGAGACCTTTACGTTCAGGATGATATTGTATTCAGCGACGTTTCCGCCGGAGCGTTAGGAGTAACTGGCGGAATAGATATGTCGGGGACAACGAGCGCAATAGGCATTGATATGGGAGGAACATACAGCACATCCGCGATTAACATAGACGGAACATGCGGAGCGGCTATAAACGAGAACGTTTCAAGCTCCAGTACCAATCCAGGCAGATTGAATTACTGGCGGTTTACCCTCACCGGCGATATGAGCGGTGGAGGAGCGACGTGCCTTGAAATACGATCAACTTTCAACGGTTCGGCAAATACTTCTAACAGCGTCATCGGAGCAGAGATCAAGGCGCGGCATACGACCGACAACTCTTATACTGTGGGGCTGCTTAAAGGAGTGGTCGGCAATGCCGATGCAAAAAACGCCACTGTCACAACGGCGTACGGAGTTGAGGCATCGATCGATGTCAGCAGCGGAGGAACGGTGACAACGGCAGCTCTTATTCACGCAAATCTAAATAACAGCGGAACTATAACCAATAGTTACGGCGCATACATAGAGGGAACGAGTTCGGTATCCATAGGAACCGGTATTTATATGCGATACATAGATAAGGGCATAGAGATCGGAGCATGTACCACGGGGATACACTTGTCTGGCGCGGTAACTACGGGAATAAATATTGCTGGAGACGCCACGGACGCAATAAAAATATCTGGCGGAACTGTTACGGATGCAATGGAAATTGGGGCTTGTACGAATGCCATTAATGTCAGCGGAAACGTTACCAACGCGATGCTGATAGGTGGAACCCAAACTGCCGCACTCAGAATCGAAGGCGCCGGAACTTACTTGCTCAGTTTTGACGCAGTCGAAGGATGTATATCCGATACACCGGGTAGTTTGACGCCCACGCATAAAATTGCGATCAACATTGACGGAGTTGGAACGAGATACATTCATGTAGGAACAGTTGCATAAAAGTAGCATATGCTGTATTTTGGTTCGTTAAGGAAGCCATAAATAGCATTATTTTTGGTGAAGGAGAATGAGAAGAATAAAGATTGAGAGATGGAAAAGCAAAGTGCCCGTTAAAAACGAGAAGGGAGAGTTTACCGGAGATTTCAAAATGCAAGACGAGGATCTGCTTATGGTTTTGAATGTGCTGATAGCCAATAAAAGACCGGAGCAGATTCCACGAGGATTGGATAAGTTCAGATTATTCAGCAGACTTAGCAAAGCCTTCGAAAAAGCGGATCGAACTGGAGTTCTGGAGCTGGAAGAAGGCGATTACGAGTTCCTGAAATCCAGCATAGAAAAGGAAATCCCTTCAACATGGGGGCTCAATCCGAATATTTCAAAAGCGATAGAAGAATTCATGAATGCCAAGCAGGAGTGATGCAGGCTAATTAATTTGCTCGGCCAGCCAAATGTTTGATGGCATGAGGTGGTAGAAATCGCAAACACAACAAAGCATTCCGATTTAAAGAAAGGTCCCGGAGGCAGATTTGAGTGCGCTCATCTAATTATACCAAGATACGCAAATGCGCCGGCAAAACCATTGGACGGCGAGATTTGGTTCGATGTAACAAACAATCAAATCAAAATTAACAAAGAAGGGACCATAAAATCGGTAAGTCTGAGTTAAGGTGAGTATCGATGGCTTTTAGAATAAAGATGGGAGGCAAACCGTTTAAGTTTGCCAATTTGCCCGAAGATGTAAAGGAAAAGATTGCGGACAGGCTCGCAGCCAAAGACAAAGTACTGGCGCAGGGACGCAAAGGCATTTTGCCCGGAATAAAAATAAACGGAAAAACGGTGGATCAGAAATTCATCGATTCGATTGATTTAACCAAGCGTTCAAAACCGGTCAAAGGTTCATCGGCGCAGAAACCGGCCCAAAGCGATTCCAAATTCACCAAAGAAGAGCTCGAAACCAAAGCTTCTTCGATGGGATTTAGAGAGTTCAGAAAATGGGCTAAAAAAACGTTTCATGTGACCGGGCGAAGCATATCGGGACTAATCAATGACATCTTAAAGTCTCAGGAAAGGTGAAACTGAATGTGCGTTAACTGGCTGAAATTGATTGGAAACGCAGGGGTGGCATTTTTTTCGACATTGTCGGGAATGTTAAGCTATGAGGCGGTTGTTTCAAGCGGTTTGGATATCAAAATGATGATCGGCGTATCGATATTCGTTGCTTCGATTCAAGCGGGATTGGCATTTTTCAAAGAACTTTCGAGGGAGGCTGCCGACAACAACATCGCTGTAAAGCGAAAGAATCTGTCAAAAAGAATGTATCTTAAATTGGATCTAATAACATTCTGGTAAAGCAGTCTTTGCAATTAGAGCCAAAGGGTGATTATTATTAGCTATTGTAGCGTTTCTCAGGTCAGAGCGATTTCGGGGCTCACAAGCAGCAATATTTCCGACGATGATTTGAATACTTTGATCAGCATGGCGGCGTACCAATTGAACCACGATATCCAAATCAAAGTGATCAGGGAGCGGGTCAAATATATCGACAATACCAGACGCAACCTGATAGACGGATCGAATACAACTTTTTACTGCCAGAACTGGAAGGGATATTATCTTGGCGATCTGGATGACGACAGCGATGTCGATACGGATGATATAATCGTGTATTTGGTGGATCCCGACGGCACGGAAACGACGGCAACGGTCAGTTCGATAGACGACGATGATTGCAAGTTCGTATTGGCAAGCGCTCCCGACGCGGGAACAAAAATATATGTAACTTACGTATACTCTCCCGTGAGAATTGCCACTCCCGATAACTTGCTCGCTCTCGCCAATGCGTATCTGGCTGCCGCATACGCTTTTACCAAGATAGATGTCAAAAAAATACAGAAATATTCGATAGGAAAACTGAAAATCACTCAGCAGTCTCAGGGATTCAAAATATTTTACGATAAATACAAAGAGATAGTGAACCAGATACGGAACATGCCTCTTAAAATGGTTAAGGGCGAGCCCGTAACCGACATAATGAAGCCGTTTTGATCTGTATGGCAAACGAAGATATTAACAGCATATTGGAGGAACACGGAGAAACGATTACCATAAAGGATATTTCGATAAGTTTCGACGATTACGGTCATCCAACCGAATCGACGTCAAGTTACAGCATTACCGGACTGGTTCTGATAATGAACGCGGAAAGCGACGAAGTGAAAGAGGGAGTATTGAGCGTGGGGGACGCCGTTCTGTATGTCAGCCCCAGCGATACAAATATCAGTTATGTGAAACTTAATAACCGGTTCGTTTACAACGGATCGGAATACAAAATTATCGATATTATCAAAGAGAAAGGCGTGAATCCGGGGGATACCTGGTCCCATTTCGAAGTGAGAGGACAGAGAATCAAATAATAATTAATATATAAGTTCGATAATCCTAACTAATAATCAGATGCTTGGCGGTGCCAAGGTCATAATTGCGTCTTTGTAAAAGGCGGTCTTTCTATGGCGTTTGATGATACCAAAGATAGCACTAATCTTGTGCTGTCATCTGATTGGAATGATTTGGTCGCGGACTTGAAAAATCATAGCGCAAGGCATAATCCCGGCGGAAGCGACGAGCTGGATTTTTCCTCCGGCGGAGCGGGCATTTATCCGCATAAGGTTAAAAACAAAACCGGAGCGGATTGCTCGGGAAGCAATGGGGATAAAAACAGGGTGCTTACATGCGATAATACTTCGCACGCTTCGACTATGGTTATGGTCATAAAGGACAGGGTCGTTTTGCATGAGGACAAGGATTACACCGTGTCGCACGGTCCTCCAACGACCATCACGTTTTTGGACAAGCTGGCAGACGATTCGAATTTGGAAGTGATGCTATGGATGTAAAAAAAATATTTGTTATCTTGCTGGGAATCGGGGCTTTAAGCAGCATAGTTTATGCTCTGACCGATTTCAGACCGGGAGCCGATATCGATTTGCAAAACTGGTACGGCATCAAAAATATTCTAAACATAACCGATTCGGACGGTTTTACCGTTTACGGGAATGTGAGCCTGAACGATTCTTTGAACATGCTGCAAAAAGATGTATTCAACATAACGAATGTCAATACAACGAATGTTTATGCCAGCGGAACGATAACAGACGGCACATTAACTATAGAAAGCGGTAGTATAACAGGAGCGCTGGATGTAAATTGTACGAATATTCATGCCACAAACTACAATCTTGTGGAAGATGACATACCAACGCTTTCAAGCACATGGGATAACACAATGGATGCAGACCGATTAACGGGATTGGATTACTTAAACAATCGAATAACAATCCTTTTAAACAATATTACCGGAGGCATACTCGGGATCAATATTGATTTGGGAGGTTACGATGTTTATAATGCTACAAATGTGAACGCGACTAATATTCATACAACCAATTTGTATGCCACAAATCTTGAAACCAACCTTGACGGCACCGGATACGACATTGTGGCAGAGAATATCAATGCTTCGAATTTTTACGATGATGGGACAAATCTGAACGACAAGTTCATAGACGAGAGCGGCGACACGGTTTCGGCGAGCTCCCTTTTCAACTGGGCTTTGTCAAATCTAATTAACATAACAGACCTTAATGCAACGAATGTTTATCAAAACGGAAACAAGGTTCTCGATACCAGCACAACCTTTGGCGGAGAAGTTTCGGGAACTTATAACAATATTGTAATAGACGACAATGCGTTGGATGACCAATATTTTGATTCCGAGTCTGATTTGACCGCCCTTTTGGATGACAATTACGTGGATGTTTCTGGAGATACGATGAGCGGAAATCTGAACATGAACAATTATAATATAACGGGAGCCAATTTGATAAGCGCTACAAAACTCACGGGAGATGTGGACAAGTCTGATGTCGAGGGAGACGTGAACACGTTTATAGATGTGGACGGCGACACGGCGGTTGCCAACTCGGTGTTTGACTGGTCGGATTCGAATTTCACAAACATAAACAGCGCCTGGTTAGATTATATTTACATGACGAACCCGATTAACGATGGCAACATATCCGATACTTTAACGCTTGGTTCTGGTTCGTCTGTTGATAAAGGAGCATTGGCAAATACGGGAATATTGGGATTTGATTGGGCCGATAGTGAAATTGTAGATGATATAACAGTGAATTCTACAAAGGAAATAAATACAACAAAAGGGTTTTATGCTGATGGCATAAAAATAACGAAAACATATCTGACAGTATGCGGAGATGATAGTTGTGATTACGTTACTGACGGAACTTGTGATGAAGTTGAAATCAACGAAGCGTTAAAAGATGCTTATTCAGACAGTTCAAAACCAAGCACAGTTTTCATTAAGCGGGGACACTATTACATGTGCAATCCAATAGTTTATTTCTTTAATCATAACAGTAAACCAAATTTGATTGGTGATGGTTCTGAAAGCACACTTTTAGATTGGAGTTCCGCTGGCGGAAACGGCATCTTGCTTAACAATACAAACTATGGTGGAGGACGTTATCAACCCGGGAAAATATCAGGCTTGTATCTTTATGGCAATTCCTCTGATACAACTGCGTCAGGAATCGTTGACACTAACAACGGAACTGTAAATACATGGTGTCCTAACTGTATATTTGAAAATCTACAAATAGTTAATTTTCATAATGGCATCAAGGTTAATAATTCAGGCAACACTTACGCTGTTTTCAGAGATATTTATATTTACTATGGTGCTGTTGCAATAAACATAACCAACAACGCAAGTGCAAGTCTTGAGTTCAGGCATGCGATATTTGACCATGTGTCAACTTACGGTCAATCAAACGATATCAGCTGGTATTTAGACAGAGTTTGGCACTCGCAGTTCAATGATATAGCAGTCAACACTGGTCAATTTTTCTGTGATGACTGCCAAGATAATACCTTCATTTCAATTTATACAGAAGAACCTGATGTAACTGACTTAAGAATTAGCGGGCATTCTAACTTATTTTTGAATGGCAGAAACTGGAATACAATAGAGATAGGTTTTGAAAGAGAATCATGGGACAATACATTCATTAATTTCGTTTCAGCACCAGCAAACAGTTTTATTAATATCTCAAGTAATGCAAGAAATACAAGGTTTGATTTGGGTGATGCTTATGGCGATCCCGACCTAACAATAGTTGATAACGGAAACAATACAGTATTTACAGGATACAACAACGAAGCATACTACTTTAATACATCTAAAACATATTTAGAAAGTTCTATTTATGGTCTTGGAAATTCCTTTATATCAAACGGCGAAGGTTTGGTCGGCTACTGGGCATTTGATGAGAATACTGGAACAACTGCTTACGACAGTTCAAGGTTAGAAAACGACGGAACGCTAAAAAATGCCACTTGGACAGACGGAAGGTTCGGCAATGCTATCAACTTTGATTCGTCTGATTACCAGTATGTTGACACCACTTTCAACGCAAGCAAGGAACTCACTGGTGACTTCTCAGTATCGCTTTGGTTCAAGAGAACGAGAACAGGAGTTCAAGAAGGATTGGTAACTCAAGGAACTCCATCAGGAACCGTAGGATGTCGCATCTTTTTTTACACGGATGATAGATTCAGAATGCTCTGCTACAACGCTTCTGATGATATCACTTATCCTTACAGCGAACCAGTTACAGATACAAACTGGCACTTTGGCGTCGCCACTTTTGACAATTCAACGGGAGTTGGCAAAGTTTATGTTGACGGTGTAAAGGGAACTGACGGCAACGCAATAGGCGGAGGCATTGACTGGCTTTCATCACGCACCTTAAAAATAGGATTATACCGAGCCGACGACACTATAAATTCCTTCAACGGCACAATAGATGAAGTAAAAATATTCAACCGAAGTTTGACGGCACAGGAAATCATGGCAGAATACCTGCTCGGCTTGGCGAGCCACGACGCTTCAGGGAACTATGTCAAAAAAGCCTCATCTACAACGCAAGTAATTAAAGGAAATATTGAAATAGAAAAAGCGAATCCAGTTCTCTACATAGATGATTCAGGAACATCAGACAGTCAAATCAACATTCAAAGAGGTGGTTCAAACAAATGGGGAATTTGGAACGATTACTCTGAAAACGATAAGTTTAAGATTTACGGATACGGTGCAGGAGCAACTGCACTTTCAATTGATAACGGAACTAACCTTATAACGATGGGTGGCGATGTTGTTTTCCAATCAAAATGCAGCGGTTCTTGCACAGCAGGAACTATCAGTTGGAACACTACCCACATTTGCGTTTGCACATCTACAGACACATGGAAAACAGCACCCTTGAGTTGATAACCATGGAAAACAAAAAAAATATATCGGACTCTCAGCGTTGGTGTCAATACTGTCAACAGCCATGCTATTTGGTGATTTAGTATGAAGCATTGCGGATTTGAAGTTTTAGAACATTATACCATTGAAGGTAAAAAATACAAACAATGCCAGATATGCGGTGAAATATTTTAATTGGTTGAATGGGTGAGAAACATGGATAAAAAAGTTGGAGTGCTGGGAATAATAACCCTGGTGCTGGCAGGATTTGGAGGAACGCAATACCTCGAAGTTCAGGAACTGGACAGAGCTTACGTATGCCCGTTAACGCAAGAAATAGGGTTTTTTGACAGACTTTCGAGCAGCGGAAAAACGGGATACTATTTCGACGCGAACGGAACAGAGATAGGAGTGAAGTGCAGGGTTGGCAGAACATACTCGCCCTGGATAGATATACGAACTTATGCCGATATGAACAATGTCAGCATAAACGATATAGTGAAATCCAGTTATGAAAACGAATATGCGGAAGTGTGCGGAAGAGACGGATGCTGGCAATGCCAGGTTCCTTTGCATGCTTATTCAAAGTGCAAGGGGACAATCAACCATGCGGGCGAGATAATATTGCCATAAAAAGGTGATTTGCGATGAGCCAAGTGCCGATTTGTATCTTTGATTTTGATACGTTTGATTCCCGCCGGTTCGGCCCGGCCACATTGCAAAGCATAATCACCGACTTTTACAATCTGGTAATTATAAGCATCAAACAGGATATAACCGATACGCAATCGCCCGCGAGAGACACCGACAATTGGGTGTTTTCGGCATTTCCCGAAAATTTGGGGAGAGACAGGGACGATTATCCAATCATAATCTGTAACTCCCCGGATATGTATACTGACAATTTCACTTTCAATAAAAAAAGCATCGAGGTGAGCATGAACTGCGACGTATATACGGCGGGGAACTTGAGCGCCAAATACGCCGACAGTTTGATAAACGATATTATAAAATTGATAGAAGATAGGAGAACGACCACGTTCAAAGACGGCGGATTCAGGGGCATAAAATTCGATACAACGGCCCCCGGTGCAACCGTATATATGAGAGGCAAAATCAAGGTTCATTTCAAATCGGTAAGAATCACAAGCACATATTTTGAGGAATGAAATATGATAACAATACGAACTGATATTAAAGGAGACATAGAATTGAGAGATAGATTGGGTAGATATGTAAGCAAACTTCCGGGATCTCTTGATGCCACGCTGAAAAATATTGCCAAATTGTACGAAAACGCATTAAAAGGAGAAATAGCATTAAGAGCCAGCAAAGGAGGAGAGTTATGGCATTTGGGTGTATTGTATGAAAGCATTAAAGCGCAATGTATAAAGAAAGGCAGGCACCCCGTCTATCAGATACCGATGAAAACTTATGGTCATTATTTGGAACATATGGCAAAGCATATGGTAAGCCCGTATCTTCATCCCGAACTGATGGAGTGGATAATTGCCAAATGGGATGACACGCGCAGAATTCCCCCCGTAATTGAGGTCAAGCCTCACCCTTGGATGAGAAGACCGTTAAATAACGCAAGAAAAAAAATCAAATCAGAACTTCAAAATTGCGATGTTATTAAACTGACAAGAGAATCGTTTGGTAGATAACCATGAAGCGAAGATACATAGGAAACAGGAAAATTTATGTTGGTCAACTACCGCCCAATAAAGCGGCTTCCATACCTCTTGGGAACCATGCACAGCATGTTTTGACCAAGACGGTCATCTGGACGCAAAGATGCGTTGACCGACATCCGAACAACGGAAAACTGGGCTATCAACCCGCTCCGATGTTAAAAAGATTGTATGGCTAAAAGTATTTAAAGGTTAACCAAAATTCATCCACTCAATAAATTGGGTGGTTTCCTTTTGGTGATTTGGTATGAATTGAAAAGGCAGATTAAGCCCGGCGAAGTTGTCGAATTGGTGACTTTAGCGCGTTTGGAAACGAAAGGCTATGAAAGGCATTGAAAAATAAAATTCAAAAGGTGAAAGATTAGATGGCAATAACGGACACACTAACATCCAAGCTTGAGATAAACTTAAATGCAAAATTATCGAGAATAGGAGGAGGCGGACACAGAGGAGAAGATACGCTAACGCGTAGCATACTTCAAGCATTCAGTGAAGGGAGCGGAAACAATGAAGCGAGTTGTTGGTTGAGTACCACATTTACAGCTACCACTTCGGGAGTTACAATCAGTTTAGCCGATTCAGTAAATCCTTTAGGCGCAGCATCAGACGATGTTCCAACAGCAGATCCAGAAGGACTGGATTTACGATTGCTAATAATAGAGAACAAAGATGACACAAATTTTATAACAGTTGGCTTAGGCTCTAATGGTGTCACGCAGTGGCTTGGCGGAACAGACCCGACTATTAAAATACCTGCGGGAGGCGTTTTAGTTCAAACATTCCCGCAAGATATTGGGGCATTGAATGACGGAGTTGATGATGAGATAGTAATAAAAGGCGTTACAGCAGATTGCGTTGTCGAATTGAGCGTGTTATATGGATAAAGAGGTGAAAAATAAATGACAAAGGTATGGAAAGCTCGGGAAACCGTGATAAAAATCGACGCGGCGGCAGACGTTTCGATTGATGACAGTGCTGCACTTGATACCTTCTTCAGCAACGGAACGGCGATAACAGCATATGCGAAAAATGTAACTATTGTGGAACCGGAAGGAGCGGTAGAGAAGATAGATTTGCTGGGCGAAACTTCGAATTTCCAAAATGCGGAATTCGATGAAAAACCTTACGGGTTGGCAAGCATATCAGGGACTTTGGTTCAGATTGGAGGAGAACCGTCATCGGGAGACATTTTGGAGCATTTCGCATTCGGAGCGGGAACAACAATCAGCACCACCCATACGCGATTTCAAGCGGGAAGCAGCGAACCGGGAAAAACCCGAGTCAATTGTTCCATTTTGGTTAATTTGAGCGACGGAACAAATGAGGTCAATATAGTGTTACATAATGCAAAGGTTACCAAGCTGGGCGATAGAAGGATATCGGGTCCGGACGGACACTGGGAGCAAGATTTCACGATCGTATGCCTGCCGAAAGACTTTTACATAGAATTGAAGAAACTGAGCTAAATTTGGGTTTGAATTGAAACGCTCGAATTAGCGGTATTTAGGTTGATCGAATGGATGCGAAAAAGAATAATGAAACGAATCGAAAGGAAGACCGAAAAAAAATCACGGTTGGCGTTACCGTAGCAGATTTTCCGTTTTCTTTATGGCTGGAATGGGATAAAAGCTGCAAAGAGCAGTTCGGGGACTGCAGATGGATGAAGATGTGGCATGATCATCTGAGTTCGCAAAGCCTTCAGATTCTTAACTTTTTGTTCAGGGAAATAGAATATTTGGGCAAACGAATCGAAAGTCTGGAAGGCAAGCCCAAAGACGATGTTCGAACGCTTGGAGGCGATGCGAAATAAAAATTGAGGTGATGCGAATGAGCAAAATTGATTTGGAAATCAAAAAAACAGAACAAAGATGCAAAGATTTAAATGAAAAAATTGATAAAAAAATGAAGCAATTTACAAAGTTATGCAAATCCAAAGGAATAAAAACTGAAGGTATTGAGGCGATATACAAGTATTACAAGAAGCTTTCCAAGCAAAATCTACAATTGGAGTTTAAAATTTTTAGATTGAAGCAATTACTGAAAATTGAACGCGAAGGTCTTAAAAAATGTCTTAAAATTATAAAACAAAAAAGAAATTCAAATATGAGGTGATGCAAATGGATGAAGTGAGATTCGAAGGATTGAGCAAAAAAATCAAAGAAATAGAGATAGACGGGGAAAAGTTGAAAATCAAGCCGAAGCGAAAGGATGTGGAGATGTTCTGCACTTTGAGCAGGGACAGTTTCTCCGAGCAAGATGCGAAAAAGGTATTCGATATCCTAATCAGCATGATTCAGAGAGCAAATCCTGGCATTAACGCAGAGGATATCGAAGCCTATGTGACCGAGCATTTCGGAAGTTTGGTCGCCAAAATTGCGCCATTGTTCGGATTTGGAGAGATTAATTTAGACCAGTTAGAGCAGTTAAAAAAAAAGGCAAATTGAGTCCGCGGGAGCAGATGGAGCTGTTCAGGCTCAAAATGAGGCTTATGGCCGAAAGAGCGGAAATGGAAAAAAACATAGTCTTCGAAACCATATTTGTAGCCCAGGAAATGAATATGAAAGTCGAGGAAGTATTGGAACTCGACGCAATCGTTTATAATTATATCGTGCAATATTTGAAAGAAAAGTACGAGAAGCGGGAACAAGCCGCATATGCCGATGAATTCAGCGAGGCAACTCTGGGTTGAATATTATGACAGGACCAACCGAAACGATAACAATAATATTGAGGGCGATAGATCAAACAAAGGCGCCTTTACACGCAGCTGGACGCAGGGTAAAAAGAGTGTCACACTTAGCCAGAGAAACGCTTATGCAGCTGGCGGCGGATTCGCAGATAGGCATGGACAGATTGAGAGGCGCGTTGTCCAGAGTGAATCTGGCAGTGGATAAACAAGGCAGAATTATCGATACAACAACCGCAAGAACAGTTGGTTACAAGAGAGCAGTTGCCATGCTGACATTTGCCCAGCAAAGGTTCCATATGGAGTGGCTTTCAACCATGTTTGCTGGCATGGCATTAGAAAGAGCAATGACGAATTTGCTGACGCCCGCATTCAAATTATACGGTATCACCGAATTGATTTCAGACACTTTGGCTTACTTATTTATGCCGGTAGCGGACACCGTGCTGAACTGGGTGCTAAAATTCAGCGATTGGGTCGCTAATTTGTCCGATGAGCAAAAGAAATACATCGGAAGCGTAGTATTGGTGGCAGCGGCGGTGGGATTTTTGATATATATGTTTTCCCAGTTGGCGCTCGGATTAAAAGGCATACAAATGGTAATTGCATCCGTGAGAGCGGCCTCGATATTGGGGGGAACTGGATTGAAATTTATGGGATTGGCCGGTTGGCAAGTATATGCTGTGATAGGCGTATTAATATTTGCTGGTTTGGTTATCAAAAGGGTTATGGATAAGATGGGCATCTCAATATGGGATGTTGTTGATGCCATCGCCGATGCCTTGATTCCGATAATAAAAGGACTGGCAAAGGTATTCAATTGGTTATGGAGCATTGTTGATCCAATAATTGATGCTATCGCCGAAGGAATTATACGATTATTTAATCTATTGAGACCTGTGCTTGCATTAATGGGACGCATATTTGCAGGCCGATTCGCAGCACTTAAAATATTTGGCTTAACAAGAACTGAAAGAGGTATAACCGCACCACCTACAGCCGGCGCTCCGGCGACGACCGGCAACCAGTTCAATACATACAACATTGATGCGGATATGAATGTGGAAATGGCCGGGGTTGAAGACCCCAAGAGTTTCACCGAAATGGCGGGCGAATATTTCAAATCCAATTTAGTAGGAAAATTAACTACATTAACTATGTGATTTTATGGCGCAAATAGCAACTCTGTCGAAAACAGGAGTAGCGGGCGGAAATGAAATCTATTTGAAAGTCCAAAGAATAAAGAAAACATACGACAAAAAAATTACGTTCATTCACGAGCCCAGATCAAAGACCCATTGGAACAGGGGAAGCAAGGTTTCTGCTCTCGATATGCTGAAAACCACGATAGCATGGGAACTGACGGCGATCGTGAAAGACCTGACCAGCGACGGAACAGTTAGCGACGAATCGTTCAAAACGGGAAGATTGAACGAATGGGCACCGCTACCAGCCACGGGCTTGAGCAATGTAACGATCAAGTACGGAGATACCACATTAACCGAAGACACCGACTACAGCATCGATTACGCAAACGGGAGACTGAAGATACTGGATTCGGCGTATGCAGAGAAGGACTGCACCATATCATACAATTATGACAAATCCGCCATCAATCAGGCAAATATTTTGGGCAGATTTTTGGAAAAGGGAGGAGACATCACTTTCAAATTCAATAAAGGATCGGGAAGCGCTTTGGAATCAACGCATACCGTTCAAATGAACAAATTCAGTATGACATACGAAGCGACGAGACCGAAAACGATTGGGGTCATGATCAGTTTAGTTGAGGCATCGCACAGGTGAACGGAATGACGTGGACATTATTGATAAACGGCGTTGACTATTCGGATAACTACTTGAAAGCCGAATTCACGGAAAAGCTGAACGAACCTTTCACGTTTGAGCTGGAATTGTTTGATATTGATCACGACGATTCCAATGTTCAGGCGGGCAACATAGTTAAATTCCAGCTTAACTCAACGACCGTGTTCAAAGGCAGATTGGAGAAGCCCCAATACAGCGACACCGGCATCGTCAAATGCTACGGCTACGATATGAGCGTCAAATTGCTCGAAAAGACCTACGATGGTTCGTGGTCCGCCACGGCAACGAGTACCATAGTTTCCGACCTGTGCAACGGAGTAATCAATGTTGGAACAAATACAAACTACGGGAATATCAATTTCAGCGTTCATGAATCCAGATTGCTTGGATTGGCTAAACTGGCAAGGCAAATAGGCTACGAATGGAAAGTGGATCAAGACGCCAGCGACAACGACCAATTCAATATAGCCGAAAGAGTGGGAAACGACACGCCTCAAGCCACATTCAACACGGGAGGCAGCCTCGCAAATTGCTGGGATATCAAAAAAATGGTGGACAGGGAAGCATTGATAAACAAGGTAAAAGTGCTGGGCATGGGCGACGGAACGCAGCAAATCGATTCGGGCTGGAGAGAGAACACAGATTCGCAAAGTTATTACGGAATCACCAGAGAAGCGATATTCATAGACAGAACGATCGCCGATGTGACATCGGCCCAAAGGCTTGCTGACCAGATTCTGGATACTTACAGCGGATACCAGGGAACATACCCGGACGGCACTCCGAAACCTTTTTACAGAATCTCCATATTGCCGGTCGAAACCGATTACACATTTTCGGTCGGCGACGACGTGACGGTAAATGATACGAGAAGCGGTATGTCGGGAGAATATAAAATAGTCAAGAAGAGAGTGATTTTGAATGCGACCAAACCCAACAGACTGGAACTGGAATTATCGAACAGGGTAACGACATTTTTAGACAAGTTAGCGAGAAACGAGGAGCAGTTGCAGGATTTGGGAAGTTATAAACACGGAACCGATACGGGAACTGCCGATGTATCGGAGTCAAATGTAGCACCAAATCTTGAGGGCAACGCTGCGAGCCACCAGCATAGTCCATCGGAATCGGAAGTATCGCCAACTCTCGAGGGCAAAGCTGCAAGTCACGATCATTCATCTTATACATCCGACCATAGTCATACAGTATCTGCTACAACCACAGCACAAAATCCAATTTATGAAAATATGCAATGGACATGGTCGAAAGTATACAATACATCTTTAACTGCAGGTACATGGACAGATTTAGGAAGCGTATCTATAGGAACAAACCATACATCGGAATTATTTTGGTTTTTACAAGTTCATAATACAGCAACCGCTTTAAGAAGTTATAAACTTAGAATGCATGACGGAACAAGTGGTTATATGGAAATGGAATTTGATGTTCCCGGGCAAGCAGTACAATGGCTGCTATATCCGTATTCATTGGATGGATATAATAAAACTTTGAAGTTACAAATATATTGTGAAAATGATAATGTCATTGATTGGTGGCAAAGATTAAGAGCATTTGGCAGGCATACGCATGATATTGATACAAACACAGCTGTTAAAGCTAGTGCTAATGTATCTGCTACCCCGAATGAGCCGAATCTTGAGGGCAACGCTGCGAGCCACCAGCATAGTCCATCGGAATCGGAAGTAGCACCGACTCTTGAAGGCAATGCAGCGAGTCATCAACACAGCCCGACAGACGCCGGTCATACGCATTAATGAGGTGATTTGAATGAAGTTTAAAATAGTGGAAATCTTGAAAGGAGATACTACATTCACCGTGATGGTGGAGTATCCAAATCTAAAAAGAGAGGGGTTCACGTTTCCCAGAGGACAAGGCTGGGAGAAAAAAGTAAACGGCGAACCCAAGTTTATAACGAATATAAAAAATAGATTAAAGGAGCGGGAAGAAAATTTAAAAAACGAAGGCAAAGAAATAAATGAAATAGATAAGTTAGTGGGCAAAGAATTTTGAAGTGAAAGACGATGCTTAAAAAAATACTGGAATTCATAGCCAAATTGCTCTTCGGAAAACGAAGGCAGACGAAAGACTATTCGGAGATAAGTTACAACGAAGTATATAATATAGTCTCTAAAGTCTTTCCCAGAGCAAAAATCTATTTGAGCGATCAAAAATACAAACTGATATCGGTCAGCAAATTGAAAGAGTTTTTGGCGCAGGATAAAACCGACGAAATGAAGTACAAAGCGGAAAGATTCGATTGCGATAATTTTTCATACAGGCTAATGGGGTACATACAGGATTGGAACGCCGACCTTGCGTTCGGAATCATCTGGATCACGGGAAAGAACTATTCTCACGCGCTGAACTGCTTTATCTCAAACGAGCGCAAATTCTATTTGGTCGAACCTCAAAACGATGCCGTGTACGAACCCAATAATAAAAAATACAAAGGATGGCTCGTCGTTATGTGATCAAATAATAACCTTGCATATTACCCTGTTTTTTTCGACCTTTTCGCAGTTATCGGGATATTTCGGATTGTCGCCGCATATCTTGTAGTAATATTCGTTTTCATCGACAATCCTGTGGCAAATATGCGAGCAATTGATTTCTGGGTTGGTGTTTTCGTATCGAACTATGTCGCCGACATGGTATTCGCGCTGTTTGATGCATATATGCCATCCCGACGAGAGAACGGGCTCCATCGAATCGCCGTCAGTGTATATAAGGGATGAAAAAATAGCATAATCGATCGCAACGCCTATAATAGCGCTTATGATTATAATAATTACCGCTTCCTTCTTGCTGCTAATTGATTTATGCATAATTTTTCGCCTCATAATTTCATGAAGCAAAACCAATGCGTCGGTATTTTGCTCAAAATCGGATGCCCGAAAAGCGGTTTTCTTCCAATAACTTCCAGAACTTCCTTCTTTTTTACGGAAGTTTCGTTCCGCTTGAAAACCAGCACTCCAAAATCATCCAAGACTCTCCAGCACTCGTCGAAACCTCGCTTTATATCATCTCTCCAAGTTTCTTTGTTCAAGTAGCCATAATCTTTTACCATTCGGAAACTTTCTCCCTTTGAGAATATATGCGGAGGATCAAATACGACTAACTTGAAGCAATTATCTGGAAACGGCATGTCTCTGAAATCGAAATTAGTATCCGGCTTGATTTCTCTGTTTGGTCTATATGAATTGTAGCCTTTTTCTCTGATCCTTATGTCATTGTAGAGAACTCTTGGATGATTTTTGTCGAACCAAAATAATTTGGGTCCACAGGCTACATCCAAAATAATTTTGTTCCCGAATTTGGAAGCAAATTCCTCTGAGGTCATTTTCTTGCTCATTTCTTTCACAGAGATTATTTGAATTTTTTGATGCAATCCCGACAGCAATAACCGGAGAATGCTTCGTTTTCACTGGAAAATTTGACTTTCCACCACTTGAATTGCTTTGCCAATTCGTCCGGGCTTTTGCTTGGGTCGATTGTTTGAGCCTCTTTTTTACAAAACAAACAAATTATACGTGCTTTCAATTTTCTTCACCCGCCGAAATCTATTGACAACCGGATCAACAAACATAAGTGTTATTGCGATTACCAGTATGAAAATGAATGCATAAATTGAAAAATCCATTAGCTCTTTGGATACAAAGAATCCCACAATCATTAACACAATACTGAACCATCCCAGGAGCATGCAAATATCTATAATTGTATCCAGATTCACAATCAATAATTTCACCTCGTTTTTCTTAATACTTCTTTGAAAGCCAATCTGAACAACCACTCGTTGTAGTCATAATATTTTATAATACCTTTCTTTAATTCCTTCCTTAGCTCGGGATGCTCTTTTATCAATAATCCTGAATTGTTTTTATACCTCAAATAAAACTCACAAGCTTGTTTTATTCTTTCAACAGGAATTGCTGTAAAGATTATATCGTCCTTTTTAAAGTCAATAAGTCCTCCTCTCTTAATAGTAAATTTGCCTTTTACTACCCAAACAATGTCCTCTTCACTTATTGGTTTGTTTTCAGTCATGTTCTCTCACCCCGTTGTTTGACTACTCTTTCAACAAGCTTTATTGTATTTAGGATTTCATTCTTTTATCACTTTCTTCCATTGGGGCTTTAACTTTCTTTCCTTGAACCATTTTAACCACCAGTAGGCTTCCCAAAGAGCGTCCCATACGGTGGGATATGCCGCAGTGTCCCATTTGTCGGGATAATTTAGTTCCTTTTTTGCCAAATCTTCCAAACTCATTTCTTCTTCTGTCATGCTTTCTCACCATTCTTTAGCACAGCCCAAACAATATTGAACTGGCGGTAAGTTTCCCATCAAAGAGTATATGTAAGTTTCTCCCTTTTCTATCTTCTTCCCGCACCCGAAACATATGTATTCCTTTCTTGCCTTTCTGACAGAATCGCCTGCGTGAAGCCAATATGAGCGTCCATTAATCCGTTCTATTCTATGTTTAACTTTGCCTCTCATGCTTTCTCACCATGTATCTTTAACCACTCTTTCAAGGATTTTTGAGATGCTATGGGTTTGTCGGGAAACCATAAAGACGGCTGTTTGTGACAATCTTCACAGACCGCGGGGATAACGAAATCTTCGTAAAATCGAGTTGCTTCATTATGCATACAAATGTTGCATTTCATCTCCTCTCACCACATCTGGAAACCAGCGTTTGATTTTGATAAGTATTCTGAACGCGGTATCCCTTTTCGCCGTGAATATGACTCTCTCAAAGCCATTTCTCTTGGATTCATAAAAGTTCTTTAAGTCTTCGATTTCTTGGATAAGTCCTTCTACTGCCGATTTCACATCGTCATACCAGAAGACATCTCCTTTTACTGCATGCAATTGAAACGCCTCATTTTTCATTTCAAATCATCCTCTGAAATATTGAAGATCCGGACCAAAGCATCTATTCTTCCAATTAAATTCTTATCGGATTCTTTTTTGATAGCATCGCTTTCAAACACAAGACCCCTGTCTATTCTTATCCATACGCCCTCCGAAAGGTGGGATCTCCATTCCTTTACCCATTTTATCATTTCTCTTTTTAATTCTGCCTTATCGATTAGTTCTTTTTTCCTTGATTCTATTGCATTATCTTTCAGCGGTTCTTTCTTCATGATTCTTCGCCTCCTAATTTTTTTTCAAGAGATATTGTTTCGAGTGAGAGGGAGGTCTCACATCTATCCGCATATATCTGGCTGGATTGCTTACGAAATATTCATCTAAGTTCGCCCCAACAATTGTTTCTGCTATGTGTTGAGATAAACCAGAGATTTTTGGTATTATTCTTTTAGCATTTGTTCTTTTTCGAATCAAATCAGCAAACTCACAGACAATAGCCTCATTAAGTTGGATGCCAGCTATTCGTGCCTTTAGCCAGATATCGGCTAATTGGAATCCCGTCATTAAAAAAACTATCGTCTTGCTTCTACTCATCTCTCTTTCACCTCAGGTTCATAATCCACGCAAACACCGGACCCTTTTTTTGCTAAAGCTTCTTCCGTTGTTTGAGGAATTGGGTCATCGTAAACCATGCATCTTGGAAATTTGCCAAATGCATTTTGTATCCGTTCGCAGTCTCCTCCTTTCTCGTTTCTGTGTTTGCATGGTTTGAGCTTCATTTCAAATTCACCAAACAACTATGCGCGGGACGGGATTTTCACCCGTATTACCCCACTGACACGATGCTCGCGCTCCCCCTACCACCCTCACGGCATCGCTTTGGGGTGTCGTGCCTTAGACCACCCGCGCTTTGCCTTACTTAAACAAATCATATTCTTTGATTCTTTTCTGAAACCAAATCAATAGAGGTCGGGGCCATTGTTCCCAAGTATGCTCCAATACGAAGTTTATTATTTCTAAATCTTCCTTGTCTTCTTCCAACATTTTTCTCAATTGAGCTCTAAATCTGATGTCTTTCATTTTTTTATCACCAAACGCATCTTCCCCCCAGCCTCTACGGAACTAAAGGGGGATAGTCCGCAGATTTTATCTCACAGGTAATGTATTTCTCGATGTAAGCTACACAAACGCAGGTCTTTGACCTGCGTAATCCG